CCAAATCATAGCAGTAGTTGCTGTTGACGGTGGTTTTTGTCAAGTGTTTGGAGCAGACCCTAGAGAATATGTCGATAAACTCTATGGTTTAAGAAATCAATATCGAACTTTATATGGAGTGTAATGTGATTAGTAAAAAAGAATTTACGGAACAGGTAGAACAGATTTTAATGAGAACAAAAACAGATGTCATGGATGCGATTATTACAGTATGTGAAAAGAATAATCTAGAACCCGAATCTGCAAAAAGATTTATCTCAGCACCACTAAAAGAAAAACTAGAAGCAGAGGCACAAGGTCTCAACATGGTTAATCGTGGTAAAGTGGGAAGAGGAAGTATAACAAGTTTTTTCGAATAGGAGTATAGTATGAAAAAAGGTGATATAGTAACAGTCGTTACAATCAGTGGAGAGTATGTTGGTAAACTAGTCTCTATGGAAGATGCAATGGTTGAGTTGGAGAATCCAAGAATGATTCTATCGAACCCTCAAGACGGTTCAATGGGATTTGCAAAAGGATTAGCCGCAACTGGTGAAGAGAATCCTACAACTGCAACTTTCCAACAGGTAGTGTTCGTTGTGCCTTCAAATGAGAAGGTTGCAAATGCACACTTGGAAGCAACAAGTGGATTAGTATTGGCAAAATAAATGACGAGTCGTGACGGATATGATGCATACACTTTATACCTTGGTATAAAACTTCATTTCCATTCCGACTCATATGACTTTGTAAAATACAACGGTAAGGTCAAATCAGATATCAATTCATTTCTAAAAAGAAAAGACAAATATCATTTCGGTAAGTTATTTAAAACTTATAAACAAGACCTGCAGGATTTTTACGTTGCGAATCTTTCATATAAAGATTATTGGGCAGGTGATTTGTTAGATGAAGAATGTGATAAAAGATATAAGGAATGGAAGAAAAGAAATCAGAAGTTATCTTATATGTTTAAAACAGAAGTGTCAGACCTATTGAGAAAGAAACACATTAATAAAGTTTTAGAAGTTAAAAGTGGACAACACCCTATTCTACTTAAAAAATATCTTGGAAAAGAAATTTCATTAGAGACACTTTGTATTATGGACGACATTATTAATATGTGCGACCAAGAATGGAAAACTACAATATCAGAACAGTTAGTGTATCCCGAAGTACATAGACTAGTGAAGAAGTATAAAACATTCTTAACTTATGATTATACAAAGTTTAGAGAAACACTTATAAGTTTATGTTAGAAGAAGTAACCATATTAGGAAACGGCCCAAGTAGATTAGATTTTGAATTTAATACTGAACACCCAGTTTGGGGTTGTAATGCAATCTACAGGGATACAGATAAATGTGATTTAGTATTTGCAGTTGATATGCCTGTACAAAAAGAGATAGTTGAATCGGGATATTATAGAAGTAATAAAGTTGCATTTGCTGACATTGACCCGTTACCTATGGAACTGTTAGAAATGTTTATTCCCGACTTTAATAACCCTGTAGTTAGTGTAAAGGAAGATGATTCACATTTTATCATACAGGGAAATGATAGTAGAACAGATTTTCTTGGATTAAAGAATCCACATATGATTACAACATACAACGAATCAAATTTAAAAAACTTAATGACTGGAATGTCTGCATTAGGATATGCAATGACACTAGGTGTTAAAAACATCAATCTAACTGGATTCGATGGATTAGAATTTGAAGGGGAACCTTCAAATATTTACGAAGGTAGTAGTAACTATCCGACTAAATATACAACCGAGGACGCTGTTCTACAAGTTCAACGTTCTCAGTTCATAGCACTATTAGAATGGTTCTATGGAAAAGGTTCATTATATTGGAAAAACCCTCTAGACAAAGAGGACGAAATCAAGTATAATGAACTACCTTATTATGAAAATAGTGAGAGGTGGATTCTAGGTTTAGGTCTAGAGTCTTGATAAAATTGTTAATAAAATGCGATATAATTGTAATACAATAGGAGAATACAATGAGTAGTAGTTTAGATAAACTAAGAGCAGCCATGGAAACTGCTTCACCCTCAGAAGGTGCAAAAAAATCCTACAATGACGACACAATGTGGAAACCCGAACTGGATAAAACTGGTAATGGTTACGCAGTGATTCGTTTCTTACCGACTCCCGAAGGAGAAGAGATGCCTTGGGTATCTTACTTCGACCATGGTTTTCAAGGCCCAGGCGGTTGGTATATTGAGAAGTCTTTAACGACTCTTAATAAAAAAGACCCTGTAAGTGAGTACAACACTTCGTTGTGGAATACTGGAATCGAAGCAAACAAAGAGATTGCAAGGAAACAAAAACGCAGACTGCATTATGTTTCTAATGTCTATGTTGTTTCAGACCCTAAGAATCCCGATAACGAAGGGAAAGTGTTCAAATACAGATACGGTAAAAAAATCTTTGAGGCACTCAAGGAAGCAATCTCACCTGCATTTGAAGATGAGAACGCAATCAATCCTTTTGACCTAAGAGGTGAAGGTGCAAACTTCAAAATTAAAATCAGAAAAGTTGACGGTTATTGGAACTACGACAAATCTGAGTTTGATTCTGTTGCACCATTGTTTGATAATGAAGAACAAATAAACTCAGTGTTTAGTCAAGTTCATTCTTTATCTGCCGTAATCGCACCCGATGAGTTCAAAACTTATGAAGAACTCAAAGAGAAACTTGAAAGAGTTCTCGGAACAGTTGGGTCTACCTCTACTGCTGAATCAGTTGCAGAAGATTTGGAAGAAGTTCCATGGTCTAATGTAAACACTGCTTCAACAGCGAGTGAACCAGTAATCGAAAGTGCAGAAGTCTCAGCAGGTGTAAGTGCCTCATCAGAAGACGATGCAATGGATTACTTTAAGAAGTTAGCTCAAGACTAACTTCGTTTGGGGTGCATAGGTTTTTATTATGAATATAGTTGATAAGTCTATGCATTCACTGAGACCGTGGAAAAAGGGGGTACTCAGTAAGGGTAAAATTGACAGCACAACAGCGGGTCAATTGGTGCAGAGCGGGAATGCTGTAAGGCGTGGGGCGACTGACACACCTATTTTAAAATTATGAAAAGTGAATATTATAAAAACATTCTACCATGGAATGAAAACGAAAGGGTTATTGACCAGTTTGGTTGGAACCCACAATCAGTAATTACACCAACAAAGTCTTCAAAGAACAACTGGGATAATGCATATCTAACTGCATACGAAGAGAAGAGAGGTGTTTGTCCTCGTCTTCCTAATGGTTTAATGATGTCTGAATTCCACGCAGGATTGTGTGAGAATATTGTTCATTATTGGTCTATGGTTGGAGATACAATCGTTGACCCGTTTGCAGGAAGAATGACTCGTGCATTTGTTTCTGCAAGTTTAGGAAGAGACTATTACGGTTATGACGTATCTTCTGAAACAGTAGGAAAGGTTAGAGAAGAAATGGGAAGACATGACTTTGACGGTCACTATGATATTATAGAAAGTGACGGTTGTGAAATGTCTCATACAGATGATGAATGTGCAAACTTAGTTATGACTTGTCCACCTTACGGTGATATAGAAAGATACGAAAGTGCAGAAGGTCAGTTATCCGACCTACGAAAGTATGAAGACTTTTGTGATAGGATACAAGTTTGTGGAAACAACATAGAGAGAGTTTTAAAACCAGGCGGATTTTGTGTTTGGGTTTGTGGTGATTGGAGAAGAGACGGAGAGTATAAACCATTTCATTCCGATACCATAAATATGTTTACACAATCGGGACTCAAGTTACACGATATAATTGTAATGAAGAACGATACTATATTTGCAGCCTTACAAGCAGGTAAGTGTGCAAGTAAAAGATACACTGCGAAAGTACATGAGTTCATTCTAGTGTTTAGGAAAGAAGGGGAACTAGAATATAGTTCAGATAAAATTAAAAATAAAGAGGAATCTCTAGAGAAGTTTTTTGCATAATGCCAAGTATAACACCAAGATATAATCCGAAGAAAAGAACTACGGAATCATTCGACCAAATGCTTAGACGTTTTAAGAAGGCGTGTGATAATGCAGGTATTGTACAGGAAGTAAGAGATAGACAATACTTCGAAAAACCTAATCAAAAGAAACATAAAAAGAATCAGGCACAGACTCGTAGAAACAAACTTGATGCAATCAAGAGAGACAAAATGGGTCGCCCTAAAAAATGGATATAAACAATGAGTCAATGGCACGGTGGAAAGGGTTCACGGAGACGGAACTCAAACGAAGACAAATATGCAGATGCGTGGGAACGTATCTTTGGCAAACCCGAGCCTAAAGTAAAAGAACACAAGAAGACTCCTTCACACGGACTTACTCAAGTCCATAAAGACAAAACAAAATATAATAGAAAGAAGGGTTACTCTACGGATTAACCTTGAGGGTCAGGTTTCTGTTTATAGTTTGGGTCACCAGGCCGTAGTGTTTCACTCATACCAGCTCGATTCACTCCATCTTTCTCATACGCCATTGACTTCATACTTGTAATACCTTCTTTACCTAAAGGAGATATTTCTTGATAAGACTCTTGTGTTAATAGTTTTATTTCTTGGAATGAAAGAGACATTGATTGTGATATTGGAGCTCCATTTGCAAACGTAGTATTGTTACCATTATTGAAATGGTCAACATCACACTTAGTGCAAACCATTGGTAAGAATCCTTCAACATGGTCTTTTAGAGGCCCGTCTATTTCAACATCAAATATGTTCGGAAAGTTAAAATAGTTTTCATCATCATTTACTTGCCAATCTGCTGATATAGAAGAACCAAAAGTATCGGGTAACATTGCAGTTC